ATTGAGGAGCTTAAGAAAGAGATCGCTCGTCGGGAGAAGTCCTTTGATGAGTTCGAGTCTCGCCGGTTAGACAGAGCCAAGAATGCCCGTAACACAGCGTTCTTTACTCTTGCAGCGGGTGCGGCGATCTACGCCATGGCTGCAGCGGTATCTGGCGAGGACGATGAAGGGCGTAACCGAGTAAGGACCGATGATACATCCCGCTGGACTCGCTATGCCCGACTGCCCCTGATTGGTAGTGAAGGATTCCTGCAAGTCCCGTGGGGCTTTGGTGTCAGTGCATTGATGTCAGCCGGAGCTCAGTTTGCGGCACTGGCGGGCGGGTCATCCAGCTTTAAAGATTTCGCCGGTAACATGGTTGAGATCGGTATCGACTCGTATCTTCCGATCCCGGCTTCGCGTATCAATCCTGCAGATAATTTTGGTGCGTGGTTGATCGACAGCGTTACGCCTTCGGCGGCTCGGCCTTTGGTTGAGTTTGTACTGAACGTCGACGCGATGGGCAACCCAATCTACAACTCCCGTGCAGGTAAGTATGCCGATGCCTTTACGGGTAGCGCCAGAACTTCCGAGATGCATCGCAAGATTGCAGAGAAAATTTTCGAGATGTCAGACGGTGCAGTCAGCTTCTCGCCTGACTCGGTTGCGTTCTTCATGAACAACTATGCTGATGCCTTGAACCATCTGGGCGAGAATAGTTGGAACTTGTACCTGACTGCGACGGGCGACAAAGAGTTCGACGCCAAGAAAGACTTGTTTGTTCTCCGCAGCTTTGTTGGCCGCAACTCCAACTACGACGCCCGTAAGTTTGCCGAGGCAGAGAAAGAAATTAAGAGCCTGTCGCAGCGACTCAAGACCTTTGAAGACTTCGGTACGCCCGACCAACTCGCTCGGTTCTACGACAAGAACCCGAATGCCGACATCCTCATTCAGATCTACAACCAAGGCGTTAACGGTGAATTGCGTCGGCTTCGCCGAGAGCGTAACGAGATCCTGCGTGACCGGACGTTAACTCCGAAAGAACGCGACATGTATATCGACGACATTCGCCTCAACGAGAACTACATCAAGAAGGGTCTCGTTGAAGACTTCGAAGCCTACAAAGGCAACTAACGGACTCGCCAGCAGCGTACTCCGAGTACGCCGTTCTTGATGGCAGGGTAAGACTTGACCTTGATCTTCGCCGTCTTGGCCCGTGTGTCGAGGACATACAAGAGTTCTTTCGGTTGAAGCGTGGGGATAAAAAAACTATCCCCAACATACATGGCCTCAAACGGTAGATACCACTCCGGCTCAGTCATCCGTGGACTTGTCAAGGAGGTCATCCGGCAACCCTTCAGTATTGAATACGTAGCATGATACCGCCGACTGGTGCGTGCCTGCCTTCCATCCTGTTGTAAGCCGCTGCCTCTTAATTTCTTTCAGGATACCGCTCTTAAGCCACGCTTTCTCTGCGGCAGAACTACTAATCTGGATACCCGGTGTTGCAAGGTACTTCTGAAACTCTGTTTTACTAATGTACTGCACACTGTTATGAACTTCAATACGACCAACGATAGCACTGCGCGGCTCATTGATTAATTGGCTGTCGTTAAAGATCAGGTAGCCCGTGTGGTACTTGTTAAAGAAGTCTGCGATCAGGGACTTGTAATCCACGTCGTTCAGGTTAAAGACGCCTTTCTTCATCTCGTTCATGGTCTTCATGACCGTACGGTAGATCCGTTTCAAATCAAGATTGACGATGCCTGCTTCAACTGCTAACTCGCCACCCGCAAAGCAGCACGAAATCATGTTCTCGTAAAACCGGTACGCCGGATTCCTGCCGTAGTCATCACGGAACTTTTCAGCCCAGTTCTCGATGGCAGCACGAAGCTCGGTATCGCTCTTAGTGTAGAGGTGCTTGATGTAGCGCGGGCCAGCATGGCCGTAGTTAAAGCGCAGCGGGTCTACGATTTTCTTACTAAGACTCGGGTCGTCGATGAATGCTTGCGGCATCTCCAGACGGAACTCAATGGTACGAGCAATCTCACCGTCCGGACTCTTCTTAACCTGCTTCAGCTTGTCGTACAATGACTGGTTCGTCGTCATGATAGCGATCAGCGCAGCACCCATCTCAATCTCGCGCTCAGCATTGACTGACGACTGCATACGGGCCTTGGCTCGACCCTGCGAAATCCGGTGGATCAAGCGGGACAGAATCTCGCTGTCGATGTTCGATACTTCGTCCAACCCGAAGAGCAGGTTCTTGATGGCAAGATAGCGCCCTGTTAAAGCGTTGTCCGTAGCTGAGCCATCGGCCATGCTGATGTAGTAAGGATCACAAAACACACTGAGCCCCGCATACATACACCCCGTCTTACCCACGCCGGTCTCAGGACTCATGTAGCTAATCACGCCGCCCGGTGTTGAGGTCATACGCATCAAAGGCGAACCGAACCCTGCAAGCAAGCCTAGTGCATGAAGCTCAAGGCTAGGCAGGTTGAATGCATTGGCAGACTCCTGCCACTTCTCGTAAGACCCTGTGGGTCGAAACAGTTTCGATACGTTCTTGACAAGCGGCGAAGTTGCCGCAGGTCTCTCTTCACCCGAAGCCAAGATCTCCGTGGCCCCAGTTACGAATGCGTCTAAGTTTTCAGTCCATCCCATTTGCATACGAATAATCTCTGCTGCTTTAACGTTTTGTAGGAACTCGTCCCACTTTCTCAAGTATTCCGAAATGTACTTCGCCATCTCTGGCACGAAGTTAACGCTGTTAGAAGCCAACAACTCTTTCATCTTGTCGTAGGCATAGGCGTACTTCATCGGAAACAGAAATTCTTTCGTCGGATCTTTCGGCATGATGTACCGAACCAACAGCGTCTCACCGTCAGTCGGGCTCCACATGCGCTTCACCGCGAAGAAGTCATTGGCAATAATCTGGATAGGCTTCACTATCTCGACGTTGCCTTCTTCGTCTACTTCGGGTTTGGGTTTGTACCAAACTCCTCCATTGGCTCCTCGTACATAGGGACTGATCGAAGTAGGAAATAACGGAACTTTTTCGGGATTCGCAGCGATCCGAACTGCGTCCTCTTCACTAATCGTTTCGGTTGTCGGGGCTTCTTTAAGTTGCCGTCCAAGTTGGATAGGCCCTGACTTGCCGAGCTTTCCACGATGCGGGCATCCATGGCATCGGTTGGGGTTGAGTTGCTCGAACTTGTCGCATCCGTAAGCCCAGTCTGCGGAGAGTGTTGCATTGGCTTTAACCTCAGTTTCGTCGGGGGAATAGTTGGGATGCTTGTTAGACATCATGTGAATAGCATCCTTTCCATCCACACAACGCACGGCCACAGAAAGCCCCGCCCTCCATAGCGGTTCTTCTACCGTCTCTTGGTTCAGTATGATGTGCTTGATCTGAACGCAGCCTTGATCCTGCAAACTCTTGACCGCGATGTCCTTGAAGAAGTATTCAAAGTTGTCAGGCTTTGGCGGCAGGTCAGGTTCAATCGACGCGAGGATTTCTTCAATACTCGGCGGGATCACGCCTAAGAATTCTTGGATCTGATGGAAACTGTACTGACCAAAATCTGTGTCTAACAACTCCGTCGGACGCGGCGGGTCGGTCTTGTAGTTCAAAGTGTCTGGGCAGCGAAGCACACGGGCAGCGTCAGCGGAGACGGCCATGTCGATCTTCATGTGCTCGGCACAGAATTTTTTGAATTTGTCTGCGTATTTTTTCCAGTCCTCAATCGGCACGTCGCTATCAAGTAACCAGTACGCATGGATGCCGCCACCTGAATCCACACGGACAGGCGGAGCGAACTTTGTGATCTTGAGGAACTCGTCGAGCGCAGCGAGGGCTTCTTCCTTGCTGCCATACTTCTTCGGGTTCTCTGGATCTACGTCAAGATCAACAAAGAACGACCGGGAATAAATCGCGTTGTCAGCCTTGCGGCTGTAGTTGCTGAACGAACTTAGCGCGACGAATACGTTTGACTGTTCACTCTTTAAAACCTCAATAATTTCAATCAACTCATCGAGCGTCTCAGCAAACCGGTTCTGGGCACGGCCCTCTTTGATGCCGGTTACACAATAAACGCCCTGCGATGGCAATGCTTTCTTGTAAAATTGTCTTAACATTTTTAACTCGCAGAGACAAAAAAGGCGGGGGCGCGGGCCCCCCGCCAAACCATCATGGCTAGGGTCAAACCAGTAGAATCAAAGTTTCACTCCTATCATGGACTCGATGTACATTTTGGCATTGAAGAGTGTGTTGGCCGGAAGGTGACCAGCTTTCATGTCCTGCTTGACAAGATCCATAAAAACCTCAACCACCTTACGCTTGTTCTCACGGATGCCGCCGCCACGAAACCAGTTGTACACACTAATGCGTGAGGTCTCCAGCGCCTTGGCAACGTAAGCTGCAGGCAGGTTCGCTTCTACACACAGCCTGCCAAGCTGGACACCCAACCGAGAGGCGTCAGCCTTCGCAAGATTAAGTAAAAATTTTTCACTGTATGGGCGAGCCACGGCAACCTCACTTCTTAGTCCATTCCTTCAGGACATCGGATACGTCCGTCGCCTGTGCCGTCTTCTTCGGCTTCAAAGTTACAACAGGTTCAGCCACAGGTGCAGCCGGAGCCGCCGGAGCTTCGCCCTCATCCTGCTGATACACCGTGAGTTTCACAGCGTTCTCGGCAGCAGGCTTCTTGGCCTGAGCCTGCAACGTCTCAAGTATGTCCGGGGCTACACCTGATACAGGCGAGAACAGAACACGAGGTGCCGTAGCCTTAGTGTCAAACTGCATCTTGGTCACAACGCGACTTGCTGAGATGTTGTGGTTAGCCAGCATCTTGATATAGGAGCGGAACGGCCAGCGACCATTCTCTTCATCACCAAACGCAGATGTAGCAGGCAGAACCAACTGCATGATATCGCCACCCGGATCTTGCGGAAGCACCACTGCGGTACGCCACGACAGGCGGCACGCAGCACCCACACCACTCTGACCTGAACCTTTGACGGACCACTGACACTTGTCGCAAGTCGAAGCCTGCGGGGCCTTCACTTCAGGATCAGGTACTTTGGAATCCGAGGACCAGCAAACGGGGCTGACCTTTTCGCCTTCCTTGAAAGCGCCAGTGTAATAGGTACGGCTCGGCGTGTGCGACATCTTCACGAAGATCACGTTCATGTGACGGTCTTCAATCGCACCAATCTCTTTGCCGCTCACCATCTTGCGGAACACACCGCCCTTAATGGAGATACGCCTATTGCCACCAGTACCGCCACCTGCTATGGCTTTGGTGTCTTCGTCGAGGCCGTAGTTAACTTCGGCCAACTGATTTTGAATACTCGCAATGATATCTTTGCTCATGATGAGCCTCCTAAATTACAGTGCAAAAAGAAACTTAAAAAACTTAAGCAGCCCTAAAATAATTAAAGCCGCAACCACACTAAACAATACTGGAATCACAAAAACACTACCTAACCAAAATATCGCTTTCCGATCTTCAGTTGATAGTTCCTCAACTTCAGACCTAATCCAGTAGTACACTATCATCGCCATACCCACGCTAAGTGTGACAAACGTCGCAAGGTATTCGCGGTTTACGACAATGTAATTTTGAAAAGCGTCGATGTACTCCTGAACCATACGCCATCTCCTACTTACTTGCTTTGCGTACCGTGATGCCGTACTCACGCATAACACTCACGCCCGGTGGCAGGCCATCGTTTTCATGGTCGGCCATGAACTGCTTGAAGTTTCCTTGATGGATACGTTTCTCAAGCAACTCTAATGCTTCGTTCTCAACCACAAACTTCCTGAAGTTCTCCCAGTCTTGGCAGAAGAACCGCTCATTCAGTTTGCGCATCACCGTACCGTGTGAGGTACGAATACTGTCGGCGCTGATCGAGTTGCATACATCCAGTAGCAGAGCTTCGATCTTGGCCATGTCCTCTTTTAACTTTGCATCCTTCGCCTCGTACTCGCGCAAGATGCGCTCACGCTCAGTACGAATGTTCAGGTATGCCCCCACCACTTCTTCCGTGTTAATACTATTCATCACTATCCTCCAACTCTTGTTTGTACAGGTCTACTAACTTCTGATGACTATCTACTTTGCCTTGCAGCATTCGATACATCTTCTTCTCAACTTCACTTCCCTGCAGATGCACGATGGTCATGTTGTTCTTTTGTCCAACACGATCAATACGGGCGATACACTGCAGATAAGTCTCAACACTCATGACCGGAGTCCAAAATACCACCGTGTCTGCGGCAGTTAGCGTGATGCCGTGTGATGCAGACTGAGGCTGCACAACAAGAACGCGTGGGTCAGTTTGCTTTTGGAATCGCTCGATAGTTTCGTAGCGGTCGCGGGCAGAGACGGAACCTTGTATGACTTCACAACTAATATCCTTACTAGCTAAAAACTTTTGAACTACATTGATAGTATGTAGGAACCCCACGAATACTACAACTTTGTTTAACGTTTCGTCTAGTACTTCTTTGAGGGCGTTGAGGCGCGGGGCAATATCAAACTCAATGGTCTGCCCCCCGTCCGTATAAACCGCGCCCCCGGATATCTGTAGTAATTTATTGAGCGCAGCGGCAGCGTTGACCGCGCTGATCTGTTCGCCTGCGGCTTCTACAAGTAGTTGAGCCTTAAGGTTTTTATAGAACTGTGCGACCTGTGGCGACAACGGTACATCTCGTGTCTGATATACAACAGGCGGCAGGTCAAGACAGTCCTTCTTGGTATACCGGATGGCAGGCTGCAGGACTTCATGCACCCTCTTCTCTGCATTCATACGCGGCTTCCAAGTGAAGCGGCTTATCTTGTACATCACCATGTCCTTCCACGCTCCAGTGAAGCGGGGTACGCGGTTCGGACTAACCAGCTTAGCTAAGCCAAACGCATCGACCGGGGACTGCGCCGCTGGCGTACCCGTCATCATCCAAAGTCGCGTGCTGGGATTAAGTAGTTTGGCCAGTGTTTTCCAGCGTTTCGTCGTGGCGCTTTTATAAGCATTGGCTTCGTCCACGATAACGAGATCAAAACTACCATTACACAATTCATCGAACACAGTATTCACACCATCGTAGTTAATGATGATGAACTCGTACTCGCCGCGAATAACCTTCTTGCGCTTTTCTTGCAACCCATAGGCCACTGCGCAGGGGCGATGCATGGCCGTGTTGAAAATGTCGGCTTGCCACGCGGAGTACATGATTGAGAGCGGACAGATCACAAGGACTCGGCGCACCTCACCGATCTTCATCAGATAGTCCGCAGCCCAGATCGCTGCAGAAGTCTTGCCAGTACCCGCTTCGTTGAAACAGAACGCCCGCTTGCGCAGCGACAAGAACGATGCGGTGTCTTTCTGATGTTCAAACGGTGTGTAGATACCGGGCCAGTCGTAGTCCCGCAGCATGGGCGAAGGGATGCTAGGCAAGTTAAGGCTGGGCGTTTTCTCATCTACATAGAACGCGAGTGCCGAAGCCTCCGGATAATCCCAGTAGACCAGCACCTCTTTGTTCTCGGTGTCACCACCCAGATTCTTACTCTTCTGAATGTTGCGCAGCGCAGCCTCTGCCACGACAGCGGGCAACTGCATTTGCAAAACTTTGTTATCTACAACTTGCATAGGTTTCCTCAATAAAGCCCCTTACGGGGGCCAGTCGGCTTAAGCACAGTCCGGAAAAAGCATTGCTTTAAAACTGTCTTAAGCAAGCATGGTTAAGCGCCGTGGAGTAGCGCGGGGGAAAAGAGGTGTGAACCCCCTATCCTGCACACTCATGCCTTGTGCGGATCTCGTTAAACCTCCTTGTAGAACTCGCAGCTTCTAACCGGGCACCATCCGCACAACGGTGTTGGTTTTGCAGGCCACTGATCCGCCGTGAATGCGTACTCCAACCTTCTCAACTCAGGCTCAAAGACTGCCCACAGTTTCGGGATCTGCTCCCGACTATATTCCTCTGGCACAAACGAGTTGTGTGCGACGAACAGCAACCCGCCTTTGATGAACTGTACTTGAGGGAAGTGAGCAAACGTCATCAAGGCCATCAGCTTTAACTGCTTCGGGTCCGGATACCGATTGCTCCCTGTCTTGTAGTCGATGACGTAGCCCTGATCCTCGTTGAGCACCAACAAGTCCACGATTCCGCGTACCCAATAGTCTTCTGCATCGAAGTCACATGGAACCTTGTCAAGGTTGAGAGCCATCTTGTATTCCGGGTAATGCGTACCCGGCATGGCCTTCAACACATCAAGCATCGACTTGAACCGTTGATAGTTCTTGACAAGTGGCGTTCCATCTCTGACGTAATCTTCGAGGGCCTTGTGTACCTCGGTGCCATACATCATTTGCTCCGTAACTTTCTTGACGAAGTTACGTTTGACCTTGACCTCGTTGTACTGCTTGGGGCAGTTCATGAAGTCTTTGAGTCCGCTGAACGACCACCTAATCTTCGTCATCAGTATTCACTCCACGACTTCTCAGTGACCGGATGACACCGCTCAACCGACTATGTGTATTGCGCTGCATCTCAGAGAGCGTCTTGACGTAGATCGTCAAAGCTTTGACCTCTTTGCGTAGCTCTTCTATTTCTGTAGGCGGTTCCGGAAAACCGTCGTCGTCAACAATCTCCATATGACTCACCATACTTCGCTTCACATGCCACAGGTAAGTTGACCGCCCAATCTGGCGGGGTGGACATTATGGCAGTGATTTCTTTGACTGCCTCCTCCGCATCAGCCTTCTTGGCTACCACTACAGCAGCATCATGGACTGTGAGGACGGGCCTATAACCGGCCTCGCGTAGCCTAAGCATTTGTTCCGCAACGATAATTCTGGCAAGGGCTTGCACAATGTTTTCAACCATGGCCCCACCATAAACAGACTGAATGCCCTTACGTGAGTCGTAGATGTATCGGTCATTACTCTTACGAAGCTTCGGGTATCGGATGTGCAACCCGTTCGGCAAGCGGATCCCGTGCGGCGTAATCCAAACACACTTGTGCTTACCGACCGAATACTCGTTATTGCCCGAGGGCCATGCAGCAAGATGGTTAAAAGCGAGGTCACACTCCTGCCACAACGCAGAGATCTTATAGTTAGTCTGACGATACAGATCAACGACGCGTTTGCACTCCTCATCTGACATCTCGATACCGGGAGGCTGGGTCTTCAACGTGTGCTGAAGTTTTTTATGTCCCGTGGCAAATCCAAGTGCGAGTACTGCCGTTTTTCCGACATGACGTTCAATCGGATTCTTCTTGCTAATTTCTTTCTTGTAGATCTTCGACGCAAAAATAGAATAGACATCTTCGCCCTTGCGAAACTGCTCGACCACATCATCCTGCCCAGCCAACCACGCAAGCACACGCGCTTCGATCTGTGATGAGTCACAGTTGATTACCACATGCCCCGACGGAGCCATAATGGAATTCTTGAGGGCCTTCTTTTTCTTGTCACGGCTTGGAAGATTCTGGAGATTAACCGAATCAAGGCCGGACCAACGACCTGTGTGAGCACCATAATACTTAAGAGGAATAGGTAGCCGCCCACGATTCCTAGCACCAATACCAATAAAGCGTTCAATGCGTGACTCCTCAATAGTGGATTTAGTACCGAGCCTTACCGCGCACAACTGCTGAATAAACGGATCGTCATGCTCAATCAGCGCGATGAAACCCTCGTCATTCTTAGCAAGAGCGAACGTTTCCTTGTTAGTCGTCGGACTGATCTTGGTCGGAGCCTCGACACCAAACTCAGCCAACACCGCCGCGAACTGCGGATTACTAGCGAGTTTCTTGCGAACGTCTTCCTCGTTTTCGCAGTTGAGTTTACCCATCAACCCACTAAGCAACGCAGACTTTTCCTGCTTCACTTCTTCAAGCCGCTGCACAAGCAACGCATCATCGATACGTAATGTAGGCTGTGTGTACATGCGCAACGTCATGTCAATCAAGTCCAACTCGCCACGCGGGAATTTTTCCTCAAGCAGTCGAGTAAAGAGTTTGAACGTGAGCTCAGTGTCATTAATGCAATATTTCGCATAACGCTCCAGCTCTTCCTTGCTAAAATCTAGCCGACGCTTACCCAACGCATCGACGACCTCGGTCCCTTTTTTACCCAATGCATACCGCTCAGTCAGCGCAGCCAATGAGCCGCCAGCATCTACGCCATGTATCGCACGGGCCATACACAAGGTGTCGAAATACTTGGCAGGCACGATCCCAAAGCGCCACGCAAGGATGGCTCCGTCAAAGAGCATGTTGTGACAAAGCAGCGCCGAGTTCGCCCAGTCTACTTGGTTAAGCCACGCCTTGATCTCAGCATCGGTGCCGCTGAACCACACCGCCGGATCGTCGTTGACCTTCATCGCTACCCCAATCACTTCGAAGCGCGGGTCGTTGATGTACTCTTCCGTTGTTAACTTCTTTAGACTGAGGTCTTGGGAATAGTAGGTTTCAAAGTCGAGCGTAACGAAACTCACGGATCAACGCTCCATGTTTCGGTCTGGCGCTGCAACTTAGGCCACTCTAATTTTGTAACGAATGATTTGTCCTGCACAAGAATATGATTGGTAGGTTGTGCCGTGAACCTGCCGTTGTCTAACTTGATAAAGTAAAACTCTTTGGACTGTTCTGGCTCTAGGCTAAATCCATCAAGCATAGGGATTGCCGTGAAAAGGTACTCACCAAAAAGTTCTTCTTTGTTTCGCAGTCTTGCACAAATTGCCATGGCTTCAAGAAACGGGTACTCCACCACGCTGAATTGATGCCCATAACAATCCCAAGTTTGAGCAGAGTCGGTAGGCCATAAATTTTCCACGGGTTTGTGCGCGAGTCGATGCAAAGAAACATTCCTGTAGATTGCCCCGCATTCAAGCAGCACATGGCATCCCCAAGTCCTGCCGGGATGACTGACCAGACCAAACCACGCGACACGTTCCCACTTGTCGTTACCAAATGTTTTAGGTTCAACGTAACAATATGTATGACGGGGCAACGGCCCCGCACCTGAGTAAATCATTTCTTCTTGCCACCCTTTTTTAACCGCGCCACTTCTTCACGCAGCCGCTGAATCTCATCGTGACATGCCCAAAGAATCCCACCCACGGTGAGGAACTTCATTTCCGTAGTTGTTGATGTATCGTTGATCTCGTTGGGCAACGCACGGATCAAGTCAAGAATGTCATCTTCGATCTCCACGTAGTGCCTCCAACTCAGCCTTTAATACGCTAATTTCTTGAGCCAACACACTTGCTTCAAGTTTCAGTCCTGCCTTACGCATTGATGCAAGGGCTTCTTCTACTTTGACTTGTTGCGAATGCCGCCACGGCATCCGTTCCATCTCAGCCTTCCACGCGCCCGGTGGAGACTCGTTATCGACTGGCATATTGCTGCCTCACTTGATCGCGCACTAATGTAAGTAACTTACAAATCACGTGTGTCTGTGACTTAGTTTTACCGTTGCGATTAAGAGAGTCGAATTCTGCGGCGTACATTCCGATAATGTCCCATCGCAGAACTTCTAAATTACCGTTATCGTCAATTTTTGCCCAAACAGTTTCTGGATTGACCGTAGTTTTTATATGTTCCTGCGGCACGATAAGATACGCTTCATCGTCCTCTAGAACTTCTTTATTGATCTCACTCATGGACAATCTCCTTGGCTACATCCATCCACTCTTTACCGTATTCAACATCTACCCAATCTTTGAACCACGGCCCACCTCGGGTGAAATGCACAGCTTGAGGGTTTGAACAGTTATCCTTCGTATACCATCCTTCCAGATAATTGTAGGTGATGGGTAAATCACCGATGGTCGCGTCCCACAGGAACCGTAACTGATGCAGGTACATCCCAGACTCGCGGTTCACAACTTCGGGAGTAAGTGTCTTGAGCAACGGATGCCCACAGTTCCACAGGATCATGCTGCTCCAGTTCTTGCGTGGATACTGGTGCTGAACCCTGCCGTCCATCTTCGTTGACTCTTTCGGCTTGTAGTCATGCTTGACCACACGCACCCCGTAATATGGATCCATGTAGTTCTCAAGCGCAGCGATGTCGCCTCGCCAGAGAAAGTCACAGTCCATGAAGACAGCCCACCCCTCGTAGTTGCACAGGTGCGGCACAAGGAAGCGCGTGAAAGAAAATTCTGTAGATGACAACGGGTCATGCTCACGCCAATAAAGATTCCGTTCACGCATCTCGGTCTGCTTGATCGGCTTGATCTGAAGTGGCACAGACGTATGCTTCTCAAGCGACTTCTTACAAACTTGATACGCGATATCCTCACGGCTATCCCAACCAATAAAGATTTTCATCACACCCTCTCAAATTCCCTCTTACGATTTGTGCCTTTGAAGTGAAGAATCTTCGCTTTATCTGTGTTGTGTTCGGGTAAACAACCGTAGACTGATTCGGTAAATTCACCACACCCATACTTCTCTGCGTAGATTCGTAATGCTTCTTGGTCGCCGTACCACTGCTTGAACTTTGGATCAAGCGAATCGTATATCTTCAATACGTTTGACCAGAATCTCGTATCGTTGGTGGCTACTGCACAGCCCACGTATGGATAGAGTTCACCAATCGTCTTCCCTGCGTACTCATCAAACTTGATACCGCGCTGCTCAATATTGAACCCTGCGTCATTGTTGAACGCTCTACGACATAACGAAACTTGTGTTCCAGCTAGCATGTCTTCGACATTGATCTTGTCCTGCACTAGCATATCGGTATCCAAGAACAACGTTGGCACTTCGATCTCTAACTGAGAGTACATTTTAACTCGCGCATACATTAAATTTTTCTTATCAACAGTTGTTTCAAACCTGTCGGTTATACCCATCACATCTGGCGTAGAACTGTCTGTACACATGATAACGTTTGCATCAGGGTTGTACCGCAAAATCGATTTCACCATTTTATGTGGATAAGAGATGTCATCGCCCACGTGGAAAAATACAAAGGTCTGCCGGTTGCGATCTCGTTGTCCGAGTAACGCATCTAATTCTTCTTTGACCTGCATCAACTGCAAATCCCATGGCGCATTCATGTTCTCGCGCTGATAAATCTTTATGCTCGGATACCACAGGCTTTCGTTACCGATACGGTTGTTCCAATACCAGAGTTTGTTGGCATCCAAAAGCAAAACATCTTTACCTAGCGCCCCTGCCAGATGCACATTCGCGCACGATGGCGAGATGATGACGCTGCATATCTCCATGAGCGCAGCCACGTTTTCCAAATCCAAGAATGTATCAATGTGTGTGGTAATGAGACTCGGGTGAAACCCTTCGCCCTGTTTCTGAGCATCGCCATACTGAAGATTAATGAACTTTAGAAACGGTGTGTCCAGAATCTGACGAAACGCTTCAAGCGGCACAGACTTGTGTTGACCAATGATGGGCGCGGTACTTGCCCAAGTTAGACCAGCAACGTAGTCATCTTCATGCAACCCATACTCTTTGCGGAGTCTAGCCACACGCTCAGGATCAGCCTTAAGATAAGCGGTCGAAACGTTAGGAGCGATGTCACGCACAGAATCAACAAAGTATTTAGCGAGAGAGGCAATCGGTATATGTGAGTCGTGATTGCTCATTTTCACACGTGCGTTATGAGACAGGAAGGTGACGTTCTTCGCCTTGCACCCGCGCTGAAAAAGATTCGCTAAACGCAAATCAATCAGCACCGTGATATGTTCAACCTCTCGCGCTAACGCTTCGATGAGAGAGCCATACAGAATCTGATCACCAATGCCTTGCTCACACCAGACAAGCGGTCGTTTTAGTCCTTTGCCGCGCTCCCATTGTGAGTGCTTGGTATGTAGGCGGGGGGACTTAAAAGTTTTGCTGCCCCAACGCCGCTCGTAGCCTTGCCAACCCTTTTTGAAATCACCCATTTGCAAGGCAAGAAGTCCAATAGTCCAACCTGCATCGTCGTTGTTGGGTTCCAGTTGTGCTGCGATCTCAAAGTGTTGACGGGCTAACTCCCACCTATGCATTTCCCAATGGCATCGCCCAATCTGCAATTCGGTCGCAGTCAGGACAGGCAACGCCACGTGAATGTTTTGGAGGATGCTGATGGCCTCGTCGTAGTTGCCCTCTTCAGCTTTGGCAAAACCTGTCTTGTAAATGTGTTCAGCAAACTCAGGTAGGGTCTGTTGTTTTTTACCTTCAATCATGCCCTGCCTCTTTTACTAATTGCATCCATGCAATCAACGCACCCGTTATAAAAATCACCTTCCATGTATTCAGCAATTTTTTTACAATCTTCTATACAAGACTCCCGCTCCGCAGCGGCAACAAGGGCAGCAAAGCGTTCAAGGCAAAGCCACATCGGCCCTTCAAACTTGATCTGCTGGTCGTTGACAGGACTGACTCCTGCGTCTCTGGCGAACTGAATAATTTTTTCGCGGGTCACCAATACTCCCTCCCTGACCCTCGTTTCGCTGCCCACTCCGGTGGTGGCACGTGCGCCCATGCTTGATACCGTTCCCATTTCCACCGTCGCCACACGTCACGCATCCACCTGATCATGCCATCTCCTGCGGAACAAACTGCAACAAGTTAAGTGGGAACGAGACCGCCGTCTTGCGGCCTTCGCGTGGATAGACCAGCACTCGCCCTGCGTTCTCCAAAACTAGAGCGTTCGTCACGCCCTTCTCAACGCCCTCAAAATCATCTAGCACAAACACAGTAGTCTCGGTGACGATCTTGCCAAGCGGCTCAAAGTCTTGTTGCGCGAGCCTTCCATCCAGATAGACAAGATTAGCCTTGACGTTCTTCTCTACCATATCTGCAAACATCTCGTGTGATGCTCGCATCGGATACTGGAAGATATTCGGCACGTCCAGATTGATGTTGTTGGAGTGGTCACAGGTATAGATGTCTACCAACCGTTCCATAGCCAAGTTCATCGTCTTTGTAGACACACCGATAAACGTACCTACCTCGGCAATGACGTTGGGCTGAAAGAACTTGGTGATCTTGTACAACTCAAACGCATCATCGACAGGCAAAGAGCCGGTGTTGTACTCGGCCTGACTACGCAACTCCTGTTGCTGCTCTACGATCCGCTCGATCTTTTCATACGGAAAGTCGCCAACCTTCTGGTCGATGATGTCCCAAAAGATCTCGCTGAATCGTTTACGACCGATCTGAACTAAGTTCATACATACCTCTTAAAAGAAACCAGACCCTACCCTGCCATGCCGCGCCCAACCACGCGATACCCAACCCGACCTAACCGTGCCTCACCTAACCTCACCCAACCGCGCCCCATAAAATTTCTCGCCAGAGAAACCAAACCGTACCAGACCTAACCCTGCCTCACACGACCTCACCCCACATCGCCTTACCTAGCCGTGCCACGCCTTACCAAACCCCACCATGCCTCACCACACCATGCCCCACCTAACCCAACCATGCCTCACTTTATTTCTTCAAACTTCGTCACTCTAAAAGTCCCAAAGGGACCACGTTTCTCTGGCCTAAAGTCGCCAATGCCAATGCTCTCACCCGCCTCGTTCAACAGGCGATGTGCGTCCTCAGACGACAGCATCTGGTCATTTAAAATCAAACGGAACTTCGCCGCCCACTGGTCGAAGCGCGGACGGTATCGCATCACTCGACCCTTCGTCGCCGGGATAGTCACCGGGCGTCCATCCACCTCAAAGTTAGGTGCAGGTTTCCCGTCACCGGCAAGGATCGTCACAGTATCCGACTCCATGCGCACCGCACTCGGCACGACGAACTTCAACGTTTTACGGGAGCCACGCATCTTGTGATTCACACCCGCATTCGCCATCGTTGCCGGAATCGAAAAGGCATTAAAGTAATACGTTCCATCCTGTGCGATGTAAGCATTCTTCGTCGCCTCGTCCCGAGGATTCGTACTATCCACCATCACGCGCCGCGTGGCTTTGCCTTGCTCAACCTGTTCCGCAAACTTGTGAATCAGCAACGGCGTGTTGCCGCGAATTTCTACGTCAATCGTTTTCATACATCACCTCTTTTAAATTTAAATTACGCACTCTTCCGAGCATCAATCTCGCGCTTCAAATAAAACAACGCTTTCTCCAAGTCCTGCACCGGGTCCGTACTCTTCTTGCCCGCACGGGTGACGTACTTCACCACGTTGCCCAAGCGATAGTTCAAATCTTTGGCTTCAATAAAGTCGAGCGTCTCAATGCCACCCGTCCGGTAATGCGGGGGACTGTTCACCATGTCGATACCTTTAACTTTTGAACCCCGCAAAAACTTCGCTGCACTTTCCCCTTCAACCACCAAACCATCCAAATATTGCAGCGCCTCCCGGTGGGGGTTCGTCAAACGTTCATCACGCGCTCGCACCGAGGCTAACTCCCTCTCGCGCTGCGCCGCTGCGTCGATGGCCTTCAACGCTTGATCCATTTCCTTCACCGCTTCCACAATCTTCGACGGCTTCTTGGTTTTCTTCCCTGCATTTTTATTTAAGTCCATCCAGCGAATGTGGTAGACGTAAGTCGGCTTGACCTTCACGGTCTTGGCTACCTCGCCAACTGCCTTACCCTCTTTCAACAACTTCAAAATCTGATCCTTCTTACTCATAATCAAATAACTCCTTTAAATCATCCACGTTGGTCTCATCAATCACGATTGCCATCCCGCCCGCATCCATGATCCGTTTCAATGCAGCCTCTTGCAGCGCGGTCGGCTTGTTCCCGTTGGCCTTGCATTCAATCGCCGCAAACCTGCCGCGATAACAAATCAGGAAGTCCGGCGTCCCACTCAATCCATACCCACCGGTTGCGGGCATCGCGTAGTAGCAGCCCATCTCGGTCAAGTAACGCTTGACCTGCTTCTTCACCTTGGCCTCGGGAGTCACTCGACCCCCTTGCCGTCCAGATAAATCTCGCAACCATTACCCCACACGGCATCGCTACCGCGCTCGGTCTTGAACTCAGCACGCTTGGCGTATTGATGCCACTCCTTGCCGGTCATGCGGAATTCTTTATTCTTGTTGTAGTCCCACCCAAAGAACTTCGTTCGCGACGGGAGCGTTGTGAGTTTTTGTTGCATGGTGTTCTCCGTTTAAGAAGGGGCGGGGGTTGCCCGCCCCCACCGTGTTAGTGCTCGACCGTAATGGTGAATCGAGTGTTGTCTTTCGTGTCGGTGATAACGTACTTGCCGGGGAACTCTTTAAACCAACGCCAAAGTTGATCCACCGCAACTCCAAGGTCGTTGTAAGCACCCATCGTTTCGTCATGGTCGTCTGCCAACGCGACGATGTAGCGGTACTCGGCTCGTAGTTCTTCATAAGTCATTTGCTTTCTCCGGTTTGTTGTAGTCGGTTGAACCATTCAACCAGAGCATATCATAACATACCTTTACTTACTTGTCAACCCCCCCTAGTCCTCCGACTCATCCTCATCAGGCATCGCAAACTTGCCCAAGCCGAACAACCGACACGCGTGTTCCAATGCACTATCTTCCCAAGCCTCGTAGCCCACGAAGCCATAGCGTAGTACGCGCTTAATAAACTCGTCCCGGTCGCCCGAATAAATGTCGTTGTAGACAAGTTCCAATATCATCTCTTTGCGTGTCATAAATCTTTCCTGAATAGCCATATCACCAAAACAAATACCGCGAGCGACCACGCTACAATCTCCACAATCCTATAGTCCGTTTGGTCTAACACGTTCGCACCCTTTTAAAATGGATTAATAGGTTGAGGTTGTTGCGGCTCATCGAGCGGTAGGTCTAACTGATTTGTGATTTGGCGCGGTCGGCACCACCACTCCCGCAGTTCGTAGAGTTCGCGCTCATAGTCGAACATTTGCTGAGTGATCCAGTCCTCATCCTCGATGGGTATCCACCAATCGTTTTGTATCTCTTGCAGTCTCATGGCAGTTTCACCCAACGGTTATCATCATCGCCGTAGTCATCGTCCGACTCGTACGCATCGAACCATTCCGCAATGTCTTCTAGTTCGCCATGCGGGACCGTACGCAAGTCCACAATCGCCGGGGCAGAAAACGTAATCTGCACCCCTTGATCGTAGTATCCGCGCAGTTCAATCCTCGTTACTGCGAACTCGCCCTCATCATATTCGGCGGTCACGACCGCATCCCAGTCCGCACCGAATAACATCAACACGCCTGATTCTTCTTTAAACATGGGTCGGTCCTCGCTGTATGACTCGTAGCGCGGCGCGTTTGCACCGGGCAATCTCTGTTTCTGTCATTTGCGTTGCGAGTTCTTCGGCTAAGTTTCTAGCCTTGTTAAAATCCTCGTCCGTCAACGCCGTAATGCCTAGCACCAGCGCGAGGGTCAACGCCTCACGATCATTTTTCGGCGGCTTTAATTCAATCTCTTGTGTCATGTCAGCACCTCACTTTTTCCTAGTTTGTTCAAGTTTCTTTACAATATCTCCGACACTAGCGGCGCGTTCGCACCCTGTCAAGCCCTCAACCTAAAATAAATTCACAACGCGACCGCACCCAACTTTTTCATAGACCCGTTCGCACCCGATCAAACCGACCCCCGGACCCGTTCGCACCGGGAAAAAATCTCTCCGGCACCGCAAAACCGGGAAAAATGAGGCCGAAAAAGGGGGGCGGTGGCAGTCCCGCCCCAAGTCCACGGAGAACCTAGTTATTCGCCCGCTTCAAGGTCGCGTCGCACCAATTCCCGGCACGGTGGGGGCAGGTCATCCCACGTTATACGCCGCCCCAAGTGTCGCCCCGGCACGGCGACCGCGTATTGCCCAAACCCCGCCGGGTTAAATGGGTCCGCATCCATGGCACGGGCCGCGAATGACCCCGCAAGATGCTCCGGATAGTCCATATACACGGCGGTGTAACGGTCTATCGAGCGCCCCCCGTTATCGTAGAGCCTGACCCGCTTATCCGCTTCGATTGTTTCGTTTTGCATACGCTTTCTCCGTTTGGTTTGGTCTTATCAATAGCCGCGTTACGGCTAGACCGGGGTTTCCCCCGGTTTCGACCTTTTAGGTTTAGGCTGCGTCAGACTCCGCAGGATCCGCCGTGATGACGGTAGACCATGCGTTGCCACGAACAACGGGTGACCAGTAGTAGCAGTCCCCGAAGCATCCCCCGGCATACTCGCCGGGCCATCCCAACTTAGCGAGCAACGCTTGTGCGGCAGCCTTGTGATTTTCTTCGGGTTCTAATGCGTAATTTTTCGTCACATAGATACGCCCGGCCTCGCATTCGGCGCTGAACCGTGAACCTTTGGAATTGGTCGGGCCGTGGTACTTGGTTTTAATCGTTTGCATTGTGGTTTTCTCCGTGTGGTGTGGTTTGGATTAGAGGCCGATCATGCGAAGGGATGCGAGACCGACCCCAATGGCGAATACGCCGAAAAGGATGACCGACCCCGCGAGAATGTTGCGGACCATGTGGGATGGGTTCCGGCGGCGTGAGGTTTTGCGTTTCATGGTTACGCGCTCCGGGTTTTGAGGGCATGGGCGGCGTAGTAGAGATTGGCGGAACCCCACATGACAAAAATTATCCCCATCATTCCCGATTGAAGGTTACCGAACACAATCGAGAAAAGACCCAACGCGACAAACCCTAGGCCACCAATTGCTAGACCGACTCCTACTAGTTTCATTTCGTCTCTCCGGTTAAGGCGGGGTCATTCCCGCTTGTGCGTCAATTATAAACATACCTTTATTTATCTCGTCAACACTTCCCGCGAAAATAATTTCGCCCGGTCCAGTTCGGCGGGGTCTTGTCCCGGCTGTGTCAGGGGGTCAAAAAGTCTGACACAAGAAAAGATCAGGAAAATCAAGTACTTGCGCGACGCTTGTGTCAAGCGTTGTCCCGTGTAACTTTATATATGACACGGCGAAACGAGGGGGGGTCGAGTGGCTAAGTGATTGATTTTATTATAATTAGTTAGTAATAAGTAAAGATAAAAAAGAGTGAAAAAAGGGCGAAATGGAAAAAAGAGTGTCCGGCAAAATTTTGAGAGGATTTTTAACACGCCGCGCCCCTGCCTCTCTCCCTCTCGATTCTTGCCACGTTCCGCCGCGCCCCCCTCGTTTTTCCTGACACAGTGACACAAGCGCGGTTTTTCTTAGTTTTTTCAGATACTTACTTGTCCCGCGTAGAATTTACTTTCGACACAAGCCCGACACAGCGCCGAAAAAACCTAGTAAAAACATGGCTTTACCTTGTTCCGGGCCTGAAAACGCGTTGTTTTTTCGCTACGCTTTTTTGACTAGGCTCTGCTAC